AACCGCCTTCAAGAATATGTCGGGTAGCTGTGTTTGAATTAAGCGCTGCAAGCTTCTGCAATCCAACCAATGAATTAGGATCAGGATTAGATCCATCACGAGCCTCGTTCAATCCTGTTACCGTTCTAATCATATCCATGTAGTGGTTATAATTAGCGATCAACATTTGAGTCTTAGAGGCGCCGGAGTTGGATGTCAACTGAGTAATAGGAACCCGGGCGTTGTTAAAGTCACCATCTTGGGTGTAGCTTCTTCCGATTACACTACCCGTTTGGAAATACAACCTCAAAGCATCCTCAGGGTTGTAGGCCGCTCCTGTTCCAAGATCAACCTCATTGAGTCCATCAGCATCAATAAAGATACCGTCAGGTACTACACGAGCAATAACCTGCTGAAGTTTTAAGTGAGTGATCTGAATAAGATCAGTGAATGGAATCATTCTCTTAACCAAGGACTCAATAACACCCTTGTACATTCTTGGAGCACAGGCCACATACATTGGTAACGCATGCTGAGAAGCTGACTTAGGGCGAACCATATTATGAGCTAACTCCCATTTCAAAAGAATGTTAGTACCCATAACCATAATTCCCTCATACCATACGTCAATAACTTTCTCGATCTTTTCGAAGTTACCTTCCTCCATCATGTCAGAAGGAGGATTGAACGTATCGTCTTTCTCTATTACACGTATACCGCCATTGTCAAGCATCTTCTTTTTATAGACAATCTTCTTGGTTGTCTTATAATTGAAATAAAGAAGAGTACATGAATCTTTAGCAAACAAACTATTCTGATAAAACTGAGCTACATTGTAGTAGTCATACCAACTCTGACTGTATTTTGATATCTTCTCAAGATCTTCTCTCGTAAGAGATTGATCGATTTTGTAAAGCTCTGTGATTGGAAGCGTCTTGATTTCTCCCCAATAAAAACAATCTTGGAAGAATGGATCCTCAGTGTAACTATAAACTACGTTTGCAGGATCAACATAAGAAACTTTTACTCCGGCGCCCGGAAGGAACTCATGTTTAGCAATTGAGATACCGAGTACAGTCGCGTCATAATCAAGTCTCTTTCTGATATCCTGATAGTGGTTGTCATCAAGTATTGTATTGATAGCCTCCTCTTCTGCAATCTCAATGGCAGGCTTGTACTTTAATTGCATGTGCAAAGAAAGCTCTTCGTCATTTTCAGGAAGCTCCTCAGGATCCATCATGAATGGATTTACACCTGTCTTCTTTTGAATCAACTCTAATCCATCTTTCGCCGCAACCTGACCTTCAATCATTTCTTGGTAAGCGTTCCTGTTTGACATTGACAAAGCATCCTGAGCGTAAGCCTTCACTTTGAACAATCTATCCGACATCCCATTTACTACGATATCGACAAACTTAGGGATAACAGGGACCGGAGTCCAATCTAAATTAAGATAGGACAAATCTCCGTTTACAGAGATCTCATTCTTGTATTTAGCAACAGACTGCTCGCCACGTGCGTAAAGTCTAAGGTTGTGGAAATCTCTCCATTGAGAGTAGAACCGGCAGGTGCTATTATCTTTTCTGAACCACTCATACTGTATGGCTTGACCTACTTGCAATCCAAAATCTTCAGACGCTTTCTCCGCGTCAGTTGCGAACTGACTTGGAAAACTCGTTGATAATACGTTTACTATTACATCTTTCATTGAATCAATTGGCTTATTGTTCCATTGTTTTTATACCTTGCGAAGTTAATACTTATTTTCTTTTCTTTTTTCTCAGGTACATAAAGATGTTTCTGATTAGCCATAATAGCTAATCCTGAACTTATAGATGCGTCATATCTCGTCCTGTTATTGATATCAAACTTAGCCCAATCCTCAAGTGTTCTTGTGAATAACATGCTGCCCATCTCATCCTGTGGCCTGTAGGTCCCTGTCTGATCCAACCCAACAAAACGCTCAATGTAAGATTGAATAGCAGCAGCATGTGACTGCTTTACATCCTCAGAAGAGTTGGGTATTCCTCCAAGCTCACGCTCTGTAACTGACAATTTATTATAAGTCTTGTCCGGTCTGTTCATGCAGAATCCTCTGTACCCTCTGTTCTTGAAATGATACAGTAGTCGAGGTTTATTATTCTCAGCCAATATCGGCATGCCATAAAACACACATGCCATTAGGACTTCCTCAAAAAATATCTCAGCAGTCTGAGGTCTTGCTACATACTGCAGAAAGAACTCATTCACCGGAGCCTCATCCATGTGGAACTTAGTAAGTCCATGCAGGGCGCCATTAGATCCCCTTCCGTCTACAACAGCTGAGATGTCATAAGAGTCACAACCGAATGATCCAATATGCTCATTGCCCGGATACTTGATCCCATTTTTTATGATCACATGGTTGTTCAAACCTTTTTTAGGGATCCAACTAATAAGGAACCTCCCCCTTTTATCAGGAGAAAAAACAACCTCACTATCTTGGATTCCATCCTTCCAATGGAAGGAACCTCTTGTAAGGTAGTGATCTTCAATCATTGAATCATTGTAGTCAATCTGCTGATAGATCTTGGTTAAGTTGAATAAAGCCTGCTTACTTTCATCCCTGAATGCATGAGACTCTGTACGAGGGAACTGACGATAGAATTCGTTTAACGCATCAGGATCGTTTTTAAGCGACTCAACCTCAGCTTCCCAATAATCTACCGCGCCATTGGTTATCCATGTCATATCGACCCCTAAAATGGGCTCAGCGGGCTTTCTAAATACAGGCTTGCCATAGATGTCTATGAATCCTTCCATATTCCACTCCATCGGAATAAATAAAGAATAAAGGCCGGACTTAGTTTGACCGTTGGCATTCCTTACTGTGCAGTCAGAATCCTCATAAAGATCTTTGAAGTTTTGACCACCCTTATTAAGCGCATTTGATGTTGATCCCATCATACACTTGCCGATAATCTTACTACCTAATCGAAGACATGTTTTGGTTACGCGCCAATTCTCTTTAATGTTGTTTGGCTTTACCCACTTTCCACTCTCATCATGGACTAAGAGTTTTAACTTCTCACCATCATAAGAGTTGTCTTCAGTATTTTTCCAATCGATTGTTGTGTCAAGACCTTTGATTACTTCTTGAGTAAAGTCAGACATGTTCTTCTTCGTAATCTTTGAAGCGGGAACGCGATACGCCAATTCAGTTTTCGGCTTATCCATTCCATCCATAATAGGTTTGAAGAAAAAAGGAAGGCGATTATTAATCGGAACAACCTTATCGGTAAACATTTTCTTAGCATCACCCCCTGTTTTAGATAGTATACCTATTCGCGAATCCCGGGCCAATGTGCCAATATTGATACACTCAGACGCGGACATAAAAGAGAAACCTGAACGGCGAATCTTTAAGTAAGTCATACCGAAACAACGCGGATCAGCTTTACATGCTTCCCAAAATATCCAATAGATCCTATTAGCCTCCCTGAAGTCGGGATAGCCAACGTCAATACTTGACCACTGCAGATACATCCAATGGGCTCCGGTAATGTAAGTAGGCTCGCCATTATTCATGAACCAAAAGCCTTCGTCTCTATAGTCAAATTGATTCTCGATATACTCAACCCATCTACCCTTAAAGTCAGCAGGCATCTCATTCCATTGGAATATAGTCTGTATCTTAGATAACGCTGAAGGAATTTCTACTCTCTCCCAATACTGCTCCTCAGTTTTATTATGCCTTCGGTAACAATCTTTTGGCGCCGGAGGAAGAGCGATGTTTAAACCTGATATATTGATGATCTCTCCAATGGTCCCGGACTTAGATATCACAACAAGATCATAATCTTCATGGTATCCATATGTCCAAGTTTTTGCAGCGTTCTTTCTGCCTATGACAATTTCAGAGACGTGATCTTTCAGTACCCTGTAAAGGTTACCTTGATCTGCGCTCTGCAAATCCTTGCTTAGATTCAACTTTGCTTTGGCCATTGTCTTCTATTTCGAGAGACTCTCTCTCCAATTCTATTTTGTTCAATATCTCGAATGCATCGAAGATAGCAATTCTTTTGGCAGCTGCTGCATTTTTCAATCTATCAGCAGCCAACTCAGACACATCACCTTCACTATCTACATTCTTCTGAACAATCTTTTCTTCAGCAACTTCAATCAAATGCTGAACAGCTTTATACCCGGCATCAATGATGCGGAGTTTTGTTTTCTTTACATCATTTTTCATGGGTTCTCTTCTAAAAAAATAACTTGAACTAATCTTGATCCATCACCTTCTCCGAAGTTCTCATAGATACTTCTTGAATGTAGTGTGAATGAATCGAACGCTATCATTCGATTGAACTTAGATCTAATAATACATGCTGTTATTCCCTGTTCATCGTAAAGCGTAGTTCCATCCTCAATCGGTTTCTCTTCATTGAGATAAAGGATAACTGTCAAGTCTCCCATCATGTCATCACGATGGATAAAGTTTGGCTCTATCTGATTGTATGGTGACTTACGAATGAAATTAAACTTGACAAAATGATTTGGGAATAGCTTGAGAACTTCTTTCTCAA